AATTATCACACAGAGCCATATCTACCTCAAAAGGTATTTTTAAGTCGGGAATACAAGTAGTCATTATCTCAACAATTCTGTCTGCTTGTTTCTGATTCTCTATGTTGAAACAAAGTTCATCATGCACAGTTAAAGTTGGACACAATCCTTCTTTGTAACATTCAACCATAGCTTTCTTAGTTTGATCTGCACTTGAACCTTGTATTAATCTATTCAAGGCTTTGTAAGTAAAGGCTCTTCTAATTCTGCCTTTGCTTCCATATTCTTTTATGGCTTCTTCCATTGGTAATGCTTTGTTGTATCCATAAGACACAGGTTCATACATATCGAACCTACACTTACGACCTAACCATGTTCGTATGACACCGGTATTCGCAGCACGATCCATGGCTTTTTCGGATAAAGATTTTAGGAAAGGAACTTTTTGATTATATGTATTTAATAATCTTTCTGCTTCTTCCATTTCTATATCCATTACATTAGCTAACTTGCCTTTGCCCATGCCGTACATAATACCAAGGTTAACTGTCTTAGCTTGTTTTCTAGGAATGTTAGCCATGTCTGCTACCATCTGATGAAAGTCAGCATTACCTTCATGGTACATTTTAACAACGTCGTCTATTTGTGGATGCCTATCAACACCTGTCAAGGTAGCACAATAGTGCACTAGCCATCTTGGTTCTTGTGATGCATAATCAAAAGACCCCCATTTGTGGCCCTCCTCCGGGATAAACAAGCCACGAATTAATTTTTTGATCTCAGGATCTCGTGCAGGAATCTGTTGCAAATTGGGGTTACTTGAACTAAAACGTCCAGTAACAGTTCCACCACCATCAGATCTTAAGGAGTGAAAATCGCAATGTATTCTGCCATTATGAGAATGTTCAAGAATTGTATCAACAAAAGTCGTATTGGCTTTATTTATCTCTCTTATCTTTATAATCTTCTGGGCGATTGGATGAGGATTATTCGCAAGAAATTGTTTTGTAAACATGGGTGCCCCGGACTTTTCTGTGCGAGAATAAGAAAGTCCCACAGCGTCAAAGACTTTTGCTACAGATGTGGCGACCCAAGGTTCAATAGCGACACCAGTCTCCTTGACTATTTCATCTACAAGAGATTTTTCTAATTTAGATAATTCTTTTTTAGTTTCTTGTGCTTTGTCTACATCAACACGAACACCTTTTGTTTTCATTTCAAAAAGAACAGGAAGCAAATCTGTTTCTAATTGAAAAATACTTGTGCATTCTTGTTGTGTTATTTTTTTATTTAATGTTTCCCAAAGTTTTAATGTTATTAAAGCATCTTGTTCAGCATACTTACCAACATATCTAGGTGGCAGTTGCCACATTCCAGACTTAGGATCCACACCAAACTCATCTGCCGCAGACTTCAATAATTTTTCGTCTTTATATTCTCCTAAATAATCACGAGCAAGAGAGTTAAGATTATACCATTTTCTATTCTCATCTAGTAAAGGTGCTGCAATCATAGTGTCTATGATCTTACCTTTTACTTCTATCCCCTCTGCTCTACGCCAACCTAAATCATACAAAGCATTGTGAAATACTTTAGTAATGGTTGTGTCTTCACAAAGTTTTTTTAGCCAATTGTAAACAGCATTCTTTGGCATGTTTCCTACCTTGTGACCTGTCGGAAAATACCAAGCACTTTCTCCCGCTCCAACGGCAATACCTATTATGTGTCCATCTTTTCTTGTCCACCCAGGCCCAAGCTTTAAAAGGTTTGTATCCTTGGTTTCCAAGTCAATAGCTATTGTTTTGTGTTGAGATAAATCTGGAAGTGTTTGAGGTGGTTCCCAATCTGAATCTATATTTCCCCAAGACACATCTTTTATATCTTGATCTAATAAATGATATTGATCATGATTTGTCATTTATAATTTCTCCACCTAGTGCTGCATATCCGATAACGTCTGTCCATGAATCGTCTTTTGAAATGTCTTCAGCAAGTCTTGCTACCTTGACACCAATCATGCAAGCCACAACTTCTTCTGGAGTGATCGCACCATTTAATTTTTTATCTAGTAGTATAGTCCATATGTCGGCTATACGTTGATGATTCTTTTTAGCAGGTCCATACTCTTTGGCTCTCTGTCCATTGATTAGTTTCTCTGCTTCTCTTAAGAAAAATTCTCTATCTTTTTTCATATGTTAAACCTATGTAATGCATTTGATTCGATTATGTGTAATGATTTTTTAGCACGAGTTGCTCCCACATAGAAAGTTCTTATCTCAGAATCTTGATCTAAGCTTTCTACACAGGCCTTAGTTGAGTCAAGAAGTAGAGCTACGTTATCCGCCTCTCCACCTTTGGCTTTGTGAATCGTCGATATCCGAATCCTCGGAGTCCCCGTTAGAATCCTCTCCCCTCGTCTCCTCACTGACATTATGTATGCTGTCTCTTGATCCGAGACTTTCAAGACTTTCTGCCACGGTGTCTCGTGTGAGACGTTCAAAGAGCAACTCTCGATAATATCGTTTAGAGTATAAGTTTGTTCTGGATCTAGGGAGGATAGGGTTTTTCTCCCAGACTTGGATATAATATTCGGGTTCAATATCTTCGCAAAGTTCTTCAGTTCTGATGCAGACAAGTTTTGGTTTTTGCATAGTTTAAGCCATACCTCTATTCCATTGATAACATTTGGGGAAATAGACCAACCAGTGCCTTCTCTCCAGTAAAGATATCCATCTTCCTTGAGACGATTACATACTTTGTTTGTGATATAATTAGTTCTTGCAAGTACCAACCATTCGCCACTAGTTAAATCTACATCAAGTATATCTCGATGCCATGTTATGGTGCCATCTTTTTTAGTGGGTTGCCAATCTTTTGTTTGTCTGGTAGAGACTTTTTTTATCAAGTTCTGTGAAAAATCATGCACGGCACTCGGTACACGGAACGATCTGGTAAGAAATAATTTATCTTCACATGAATTTAAAAAATCTGAAACTCTTACACCCATCCATGTATAGATCGCTTGATCGTCATCTCCCGCATAATAAACTTTCTTTGAGTTAGGAACTAGAACTTCCTTAACCATTCGCCATTGTAAAGGAGCTAGATCTTGTGCTTCATCTATTATAAGTAAATCAAACTTAGGCGAAGTTCCTTCTTCAATAAACTTCTCTATCATATCAACAAAGTCTAATTTATTTTTTACGTTCTTGTAATCTTTATAAGCCTTGTCTAACTTTTTTAATTCTTGCCAATGTAATGTGTGATCCCAAGCATCGTTGAATTGTTGCTCGAGAGATACTTCTCTTACACGAGCCATTTGTACCAGAGATAAATACTTGTCCCCACCTGCTCCTATCTGAAACAAAGGTCCCTCTTCTAGGTTAAGTGTAGGTGCCGATCTAAACTCTAAACCAACAAGCTTACCTAGATCATTATAATCTGATCCTTTAAATACTTTTTTTGTATCTAAACCTAGCCATGTGAAAGCAAGTGAATGTAATGTTCTAAAGTAGATCATTTGTTTTGTATCTAGACCTAATTCTATGGCAGCTCTATCTCTTGCTTCTGTAGCAGCTTTACGACTGAAAGACATGAAAGCTATTTTAGTAGGATCCATTCCATCTTGGATACTCTTCTTGATTATATCAATCAGTGTTGTTGTTTTACCTGTCCCTGGAGGTCCAAAGATTGCCGTTTCCTTCATGCCCACTTAGTCCAATCTATAGATTCTTCGCCTGTTTCTATATAGTTTTTTATCATCTCTATATTTCTGTTCATCTCTTGATAGAAGACTAACTCTGCTCTTTCTTTTCTAGTTAAAGAGTAAGGTTGCTTTCTAATAGATTGTTCAACAACTCTAAATGTGTGTTGATATTCTTCTAAGACTTCGATGCATGTTTGGTATTTCTTTTTCAAAACGGTGCCTCGCTAGCTTCTATCTTAATATTTTCTATCTCAACTTCAGAAGCAAACTCTGGGATACTCCAAACACGGATTGTTTTAGAATTACCCGTAGATGTTTTAAATCTTTTGACAACAGAACTATCGCCATTGTTTATCTCTTTCAGTCTCTCTTGTACTTGTGCTCTGGTATAAACATCAAACTTCTTCTGTCTCATAAACTCCATCAAAGATTCAAGTCTGAAGTATGTCTTGCTTTCTTCTGGTTCAGTATAAGGTTTACCCAACATGACTTCTTCAAATGTTTGTGCTTGAATTCTTCCTGTACAATAAGTTTCCAACAGAGATATAAATTGTCCCTTGTAAGTAAGTTCTTCAGGTACGTTTATTTCATTACAGTTCTCTAACAAATTATTTATTTGTTCTTCCCACAAACTGTCTTTTAATTTAGGAGGCATGAAGTTTAGTTGTTCCATACATGCTCTTTGAAAAAGTCTTGGAGTTTGTAATTCATCTGTTGTTAGTTCTAATCTTCTTCCACCTATATCCACGAACCATAGTCTAGGTTCTGATAGAATGACAGACAGACCACTAATTGTTGGCATCGAACTTACACCAATACCATGCTTCAATGTTCTACACACACCTTGATTACAATGAGAAGACATAGGTTCTTCTTTACAAAGATACTGATATTCTTTTTTCTCTAATGTGTTTTGTATGGCTACAACTTCTTGTGCCGATAAAGGTGGAGTAAAATCTTTTGAGTTATGTTCTTCTAATTTTGATTTCCAATCTTCGGGAAAAGCTTTCTGTAAGAAAACTCCAAGATGAAAGGCAGCTCTGTTTCTACCACCTTCAAAAATACCCATTGACAATAATGAACGTAAGCACGGAACATAGTTCGGATATAAATTAACTGGCCCACCAATAGGTATTTTTAAAAAATCATTCGGATCTGTTTTTATTCTTTGTATTTCTTCGATGAATTCTTGTAATGTCGCATCCTTATACTCTCCCTCGCTTTTGAGTATTGCATAGCGGAATGTTTGCTCCGAGTCAAAATACGGCAAATTAATGAAGTTACCCACATCGCCCCGCTCGACAAGAACCTGTTCTTGCTTTGGGAATATTTCACACCTACCATGCCCAAGAGCAGCAGATATTTCAGCAGCCTTGTCTCTAAAATCACTCGCATTCATCCACTCCTTAAAAAAGAAAAATATATGTGCACCGCCTGACTTACTACGGCACACGATGCACGGAACATGGAACTTTTCTAGTTTATCTATTAATTCATTATGATCAAGAGGGTATTGATCTATATCTAAAGCACCAAACTTACACTTGTTATCTTCATTTATAGGGATAGCACCGACACCTTGTTTACCTTCTATGTGTCTCTGTACTAATTCCAGAGTTAATGGATTTCTTA